TGCAGACATCTGCGCTTGAGCTTGTTTCTCAAGTTCTTCAGCCGCTTTAATTAATTGTTCTGCTTTTTGTCTTAACTGTTTAGAAAGTCCTGCGGCATCTCCGCTTGCACCGCCACCTGAAGCCTGTTGCATTGCTTGAGCAAATCCACTTCCACCGCCCTGTGCTGGTTGTGCCGCACTTTGAGCAGGAGCACTTGCTTGAGCTCCACCTTGTGCTGGTGTCTCATCAGGACCTCCAGCAATAGTATCAGCGGCTCTATTATATCCCTTTCCAATAGATCGAGCAATACCTGCTGGTACACCTGCAACAGCACCAACTGCTTGACCAACAGCGCCTAATCCCTTACCTACAGCGGCACCACCTGCTCGAACTTTATCCCATACAGGACCTTCTTCAAGATATTGATCTTCTGTTAAAAATAAATCATCGATGCGCATAACAAGGGTTTCCTATTTGATGTTTTATTTATAATTTAAAAAGCGAACTACGTTCACTTGCTCTTTCGTTTACACTCAGAGCATTTTTAACTACGAAGTAGTTTAAGTATTATCTAGATCGTTCAGTCACACTTTGCCCGCACAGGGCAAAGAAGCACATTATCTGAGTCGAACATGTGTCACTTAGCGTTATTGCATTACAGTGGCGGTTGTCCGGTACCACGAGCAAAGTCTTTTACAACGGCGGCTTGTATACATACGCTAACATATACACAAACGTAGGGCGTCTCTAACCCTTCCTTTTGCCTAATTTCCATCTTCAAACAACTAAATCGCAGGTCTTATTAGCGATCTTCATCCTTTCGGGTAGTAGTTGAGTACTCACAACGGCGAGAGATTTCCATCCCAGTGATCCGAGATCCTGGTCTAGGGCTCCAGAGATTAGCAGGAGCAAGCCATTACCGTTTAAATTTTAGATTTTATGTGTGAGCCATGGACACGGACCTGTATATGTCCGTTATAATAATTGTCTGATTCTAATACTTTGCGGTCGAATTGTTCGCGGGCCTCAATGTACGATGTTTCTGATTTGCTTTTACAGTAGTATAATATTTCGCGGGTGAATTTGTCTTTGCCTAAAGTGTCTATGTCTGCTGTTAAATTAGGACTGGACCCGTAATATTCCTGCCAGTCACTATCGATTTTGCTTCGAATCTTCTTTTTCTTCTTGGTGCCGTTCTTTAACTTTACAGTCTTGTAGGTCGTTTTACTAAATTTTGCTAACTTTTTGCCAATATATTGGCGCCCAGAGGTTATATTGGTAATGCAATAAACAAAACCAACACAGTCCTCGGGTAATTCATTTATAACTTGTCCTTGATAAGACCAAGTCATTAATTATTTTGCTACCTTGGCTTCCTTGCGAGCATTTTTCTCAGCAGTAATCTCGTTACGACGAGCCTTAACTAGTTTACCTAGTTCTGCCAACGCCTTGCGTGAGCGTGTACCGGCGGCACTATTGCCTGCTGTGAACTTGGCATCTTCTGCTAAGAAGTCTGTGAATTGTTGTTGTAATTGTTCAGTTGTTGTCATTTTTTAATTTCCTTTTTTCTGCTCTACGGGCATCTCTTTCTTTAATCTCTAACGAACGTCTAGCCCTGCGGGCTTTATCTTCTGCGTTAATTAACATTCTTATCTTTACTAGATCATTGTACATCAGTAAAGTCTGTTTCTTAACACCGACTAAGGCCCTTAGAAATTCGTAAGTAGTAATCCTATTTGGATATCTAACGTAATCTACCTGCGCATTGTGAACGCGAGTAACTGCTGTTAGATAGTCTGAATAGTGACTATTGTGTTGATTTAGCCTATCTTCAATCTCGGGAGTACTATTCTTGAAATACTTAGGCCTCGACATAATCTGTGTCCGTTGCGTAACTGGTAAAACCGTTTTCTTTAATAACTTTAAGCACATTATTAACACGGCCTACCAGTTCATCCTTATGAGATATCAAGTAAATGTTCTTATTGCGTTCACGTGCCATCTTCTTAAGCACAGCAATGCCCGCTTCTACACCTGCGGAGTCCATGCCTGAGTCAATTAGTTCGTCAATAAACAACAAGTTGATATGTTGGTATAAGTTTTCCCAAACATCACGGAATGCCCACGACAAACTTAGGATAAGTCTGTTGCGTTCTCCACGTGATAAGTTATCGAAATCTAAGTCTTGACCTAGTTGAGTAATTTCAACTGATAGATCGTTTAAGAATTTAACCTGATGCGGCAAGCCCATCTTACTAATATAGTAGTCTAATCGTTTGTTTAGATAGTTCAAGTTCTGATCAATGATCTTTTTACGGATAAAACTATCTTTGTTAGTCAGCAGTTTAAGCAAAAACTCCTGATGATCTCTAACAGATGTCAACTGATTCACAGTATCCCAAGTAATTTCTTGGATAGCCGTGTTTTTTAAGTCTTCAATCTGTTCGTCGTATGGGTTAAGTTCAGCAATTTTATCATCTAAATTACTCTTTAAGTTGTTTAGATTGCTTTGGTGCGTGGTTGCTTCTGCTTCTATATCATAAAATGTAATAGGCTTTCTAGGTTGTTCACCAATTCCGTCTATTTCATCTAATATCTTTTGTAAGTCTTCGCCTACTTTAGTAAAGTAGTTGGCTGAATCAAGTGCGTTCTTCTTTGCGACCTCAGACATCTCTTCATGTTTATGATCGTGAAGGGCTTGTTCACACGCAGGACAAGTCTTGTCTTTTAACTTTTCTAACTCGTTAGCATACTTGGTTAATGACTTATCGGCCTGAATTACTGCGCTTTCTAGTGTGGCCTTCTGTTTATTAAGGTTGCGGATCTTAGTGTCGTTCTCATTCCACAGTTTGATATCAATATGTGCCTGTAATTCAGCCGCAATATCTACACTTTCTAATTGTGTAATGGCTACATTAAACTTACCAATATCATCTTGCTTCTTATTGGCCCATGCCCGACTTTTAAGTACCAAACTGTCAATGCTTCTTTGTACATTTTCGTTCGCGGTCTTAGTTGCTTCGATCTTAGCAGTCTCTTGTTGAATACTATCCTTGCTATTTTTAATCATTAGTTTAAGGACTTCTGCTTTTTCACTTAACAGCGTAATACCTAATAACTGTTCAATAACTTCACGTTGTTCTGCCGCTTTCATACTCAAGAACGGTTCTGTATAAGTGTTTAACGCTACAAGGTGTTTAAACATAGTATGGCTCATGCCTAATAGATGTTCGATAGCCTTTTGTGTTTCTCTACTGTCGCCCTGCGCATCATCGTCGGCATCGTCGGATGTTTGTTCTTGGTCGTTGACATAGAATTTCAATACATTGGGCTTACGACCGCGTTCAATCTTGAACTTTTGTCCATCTTGATCAAACTCAACTGTGACCAACATGTTTTTACCGTTAGTTTTGTTGATTAAGTTTTCTTTACGGATGTTAGTAAGTGCGTTTCCGTACAGAGCATAACTCAATGCGTTAATCATTGTGGTCTTACCAGTACCGTTACGTGATCCGCTATCATCTCCGCCTAGGTCTAAGTTCTCACCTAGAACTAGAGTAAGTGCTTCTTTACTAAAATCAACGGCCTGTGTCTGATTACCTACTGAAAGAAAGTTCTTAACAGTTATATTTTTTATTCTAAATGTCATAAGTTGTGGTAAATTTCCAGCAATAACTTTTTATCAAATGCTTCTGAGTCAATGTTAACCAGTTGTTCAGTAACAATCTGATCAACTGATTCGAATTTAGAGTCTACTGCGTCTTCAACAACGCCTTCTAAGTTTTCACGCTCTTGAATTAACTGTAATTCACGGATATCTTTTGTAGCCATGAATGTTTCTTTTAAGAAATTAGCCTCTTCAAAACTGATATCAATGTCTAAGTGTACTTTAAGATACATTTTATCCTTTAGGAGCGTATCTTGTTCGTCAATTAATCGACTAAGTTTAACTGAGCGGAACTTAGGAGCATCAGGCCAAGACAAGTATTCCGGTTTACCGTCCCATTCCATAAACATCATTCCTCGATCAT